CGTTCAATCCGTGGATCGCCTTGAGGTCTTGAGCTAGCTCTAGTGAGTACTCAGCCTTTAGGGCACGAGACTTGGCTTCAACGAGAACTTTCTCGATGCTGAATGCCATTTCGTTGAACTGGTTACCAGTTCCATTTCCAAGGTTCTCACTGTCTCCAGTCTTCATACCTTGACCTACATTGTAGGAAGTAGAAGATGCAGAACCAACAGGGTTAAGAAGACCTGGGTTTGAACCTGCTTGTGAGGTTGTACCCATACCTGCAACGCCGTCAGAGAATCCGCTTGCCTCATCAAGACCATCGTCCTGACCAGAGAATGCAGTATCAACTTCGTTGTAGAATGTCTCAGTTCCGCTTTGGTTGGTATAGCGTGAACGCATTGCGAAGATAAGTCCAGTAGGACCACTCATTGGTTGTACGCCAGCTAAATCGTATGCCACCAAGTTAGGCATAGCACGACGTATAAGACTGATTAGAACAGGGTCGAAACCAGCAACAGGACCTCCTGCAGCGGCATCGGCTCCGAATGCACCACCAGCACCAGCAGCATTACCTGCGTTTGTTGGTGTTTCGGTCAACATTCCAGTCGAGAATGCTGATTGCTCTCTTAAAAATTGTTCTTGGTTTTCTAACAAGACTGCGGTAACAGCTCTTTTATGAGAATCTTCGATTTTATCTAGACCGTCATAATCGAGAACTGGAGCCCACTTCTCTTGCAGTGCTTCTGATTGAAACATGCTAATAATTTCCTTTAATGTGTTTTTTGTTTGAAATAAATAATCTTAAATTCACTTCTTAGCTAAGCCTGAAAGTGTCTTAAGGTAAGCATTCATTGTCTGTGAAGAGTAACCTCCATCGGCAACGTCAACCCCTTCAGAGAGGTTTTCAGATTTTGCTTTGTTCGGAGAACTTCCTTTAGAAGGATAATAAGATTCCTTCAAAGTCTCCAATTTTTCACGATATTCGTCATCACTTTCAAACTCCACACTCTCTGCTAAGGAAGCAAGCTTCTCTTTTTGTGATAGTGCTAAACCTTCAGATACTTCAGAGAATATTTCCTGTGCAACAGACTCAGCGAGTCTCTTGTTTAGGTTAATGTTCTTCTCGATCTGTTCGTTGAGCTTGGTCTCCATGTCATCAAGTTTGTCTACCATATTCTCAAGGACATCATATTTGTCTTCAGGGATTGATACATAATGTTCTTCAAAAAGACTCTTCATGCCACTGAGGAATGATTCGGTCATCTCTGCCTTGAGACCAGACTCGATTGCGAGTTGGTTTTCGGTGACCCATTCTTCTGCAACATATTCTAGGTAAGAATCAATGCGTTCTACAATAGAACCACGGATTGCTTCTACCTCTTCTACGAGTTTAGTCTCGTATGACTCTTCGTACTGCTTAGTAACTGCTTCTTTAACTTCAGATACTTTAGATCTGAGTGCAGCTTCAAAGATTGTACGTGCTTTGGTTTGGAACTCTTCACTGAGTTCTTCGCCATCAAGAAGTGCAGCAACGTCTTCTTCAACGTTGATTTCTTCTTCTACTGCTTCTTCTTCAGCAACGACTTCAGCAGATTCCTCTGCATCAGTTGCTTCTTCTTCAGCAACGACTTCTTCTTCAGTAGTCTCCTCTTCGGCAACAACTTCATCAGTTGCTACTTCGTCTTCAGCGACAACTTCCTGGTCTGCTTCGAGTTTCACTTCTTCTTCCTCAGGAACGTTTGCAAGTTTTTTGCCAACGCCAACATCATCACCTGATGCACCGTCCTTTTTACCTTTACGGTTAGTAACTACATCCTTAACTTGCTTAAGGGTAGATCCAGGTGTCTTCAGGGCTGCTGAATTGTCATCTGGTTTGTAGTTAGTAGGATCTGGGCCACCAAGATCTTCCCAAGTTTGAGGTGTTCCACCTGTTGTTAACTTGGGCATTGCATCCCCTGCTCCTGCTTTCGCATTTACGGCAGTGTTGGATTGCTTTGTGCCTGATTCCATTTCCTGTAAATTTTTGTCACTAGACATTTGAAGTTTCTCCGATTAGACCTAATAGAAATCTATATTTATTTATTAAATTAGAAATTTAAGTTATATATCTTATAATGAATTTAAGAAGTCTTGAAATAATCCAAGTTTCTTTTCTTCGAGGTTCCTAGAGACTACCGCACTCTCAATTTTATTCCTTGTAATCTCTGCTTGGCGTTCTAATAGAGCACCATTATCCCAATACCATTCCTTACCTTCCATGATCCCTGATACAAAAGCATCGGGAGCAGAAGGGTCTGCAACAATATCAGCAGCAGTTGCTAACATAAAGTCTTCACCAACTTCCTTGTATCCTTTAGGAGAATCTCTTAAAGAACCAATACCTCTTGAAGATACTCCAAGTGTTACACCGTCCTTTAAAAGAGACTCAGTTATCTTACCCATAGGGGTAGATAGAATCTGTGCCTTACCAACAAAGTTGTTACCTTCTTGTTTTAGATCTGTAATCTTATGAGATACTCTATCAAGGTTTACAGTAGGTCCATCAGGATGACCCAATTCACCAAGAGCACGTCCTTTTTGGACATAATCCTTGTTGTACCTATTGACCTCTTTCTCCATAATCTTCATTGGATATAACCGACCATTACGGTTTACCATTTCGCTTTGGAGAAAGACACCTTTAATGAAAAGATTCTTCTTACCACCGACTGCTTCGGTAATAACTTCAACCTTTTCGATTTCTTCTCTAATCAGTTTCATT